GCTGGTTTGGAAGGCTCTTTGGATGTCTTGGGTGTGTATTCAAAACCGAGTTCCTTCAATTCCTTGGTATTCATTTGTTCTACTACGTCTTTTATATAACTGCGGAATACCGAAGCAGATACACCAAGCTGATTGGTTCTTTGAAAATGAGCTACTATATCATTCATTCGGTTTGCTACTAATCGCAATATAAAAGGAGCTTCCGTTAGCATCTTTATGGTTTTCAAAGCATTGTCCCCGTCCATTATTGCTAACAATTCTTGGAATACCTTGGTCTTCAACATTTCTGTATCAGCCAACTTTTCAGTTGTCGTTCGTCTATCTTCAGGTGGAACTGGTGCGGTAATGCCAATATCTTCCAATTGGTCTAAAGCATTTTGAACTCTTTGTAAATTGGATACTTCCAGATGTAAATTTGTCAAGTATTCCTTTCTTGCCTTTTCAGCATCTTGTTTGGTTTTGATTGAAGCAGGGTTCATCGTTATATACTAACAGCATATAAAAATAACAAAAAATTAATTTTCAAGCATTATTGGCTCGGTAGATACCATCTTTGGTTCATATTCTTCTGCTTTAAAATCCTCATTGAATACATCATTTGATAAAATAGCGTTGAACTCATCTGTTAAATGCGTTTTCCAATCCTCTATTGCTAAATCATTCAGAATGTATTCATTGAGTAACTTGTTAAACGTCTTTTTCTCATTGTATGGCATCTTATGGAAATTCTGTAATGGCTTTTGGTTCATCCGCACCATTATCACCACAGAAAGCATACGAACATTTTCTTCATCGGCAAAGTCATCTTTGCTAAACATACTATATACTTAACGAAGATATTAATTGGTTTGATTTTTTATTAGAATAAAAAGTAATGTATATATACACCACAACCTAAATCCACCCCGTAACCTAAAATAACCTAACTTTTCAAAACTATTTCTTATATACCCCCCTCCTTATAGAGAGTTTTGATTTTCTTAGGTTTTGTAGGTTGTAGGTTGTAATTTAGGTTTTCTGTATTTTACGTAAAATCCGCAGGGTCTAATATTTCCAGAAATCCTTTGCGAAATCGGTTCTCTGGTGGAGCTTCCATATCAATCAACAAGGGACTGAATTTTTCTTTGGTAGCATATTGGTATATATTTGTGAGTTGTTCTTTCGTTACACCTAAACCAAATGTGGATAATATCATATTTACCTCTCTATTACCACCCAATTTCAAAATTACCATATAGGAACAATTGCTACGTATAATCGGCGGTATTTTGAAAAAAGACTGTGATAAAAAGCAAACACTGACGTTCATTTTTCGGCAACGAATATAGTAGTTACTAACGATGTCAAGGTTCTTGGAAAGCACTAAATCATCAAAAATTACCAAATGGTTCTCTTCTTTGTCAAATTTATCCAGTTGGGGAGTGTTTTCCAATCCTTCTTTGATGATTATAGATGGTGCTTCGGAAGTCAAAAAATTGTAAAGTGGTTCATTTTTGTTTCTTGTAATAATATGAATTGTTGAAAACGTCCCTTTCTTACCTCTGCTAAATTGGTGTATTAAATTAAGTATAAATGTCGTTTTACCGCTTCCGCTCGGAGCATTACATACCACTCTCATCGGAATTTTCAATTTGTGATACTCAAAGTTTGGATTTTCGGGAGTATCCAAAAACTTCTTTGGCATCTTTTCATACCAATTGATTATTTCACTCATATATACTTCACAGATACATTATTATCTGCCTTAATTATATAATGAGTGCCTACCAACAACCTACTAATAACAATGCTACATTTTGTAATAGTATTTTTAAAGCTAAAGATGCTGGGGACGGTATTTTGAATGTGAAAAGTTTGTTAGCAAATAAAATTATTAGCACAAATACAGATGTAACTAATTTAGAAGCGAATACAATTACATTAACGGGAAATACTGGAATTGTGAATACAGGAAGTGGAGCATTTGGTGGATTTCAAGGAATAACTTGGATTATGGATTTATTAGCATCAAATGCTACTGTTCCCAGTGGGTTTGCGACAAGATATGATAATGCTTATTATAATACTGATATAGTTGGTGTTACCGTTCAAACAGGAGTAGATGCGGTAAAAGCAGGTTGTAGAATATTGGGAACGGGAACTGGTAGCGAAGGAATTTCACAATACAATTTAACGAACGGAAAATGGACTTGTTTAGTCAAAGGTAAATACTTAATACAAAGCAACATATATGTTGAAGAAAAGGCTTCTCGTTTTGCCGAACCATTTTTACGGCATTCAAGACCAGACGGTAACGGTGGATTTATTGATACAAATTATACACTTATGGGTTCAGCGGTAATGAATACAGAATTTTTAGACGAAAGGCAAATATCCAATACGCAAATTATCAATTTAGAAGCGAATGATACACTCCATATATACATTTACGCACGTTACGGCAATCACATTGTTCTTTCTTATGAAAGTCCGACAAATAGCATTGCTTCTCTTACACAATGGATAGTTACGAGAATAATCGGTTAAAAACTTTATCTTTCTTAATTATATAATGAGTGCTTATAATCAACCATCATCACAAAATCCAACCTTTTGTAATACAATATTTTCACCAAGCGAACCGAATACAGAAGTAGTAAATACTTTGATTGCGAATACAGCAACATCAACATTAACCGACAGCGTTACTACGGATACAGGAAATATTGAAACTTTTGGAACAGGGGGTGTTATTACTACACAATCAACAGGAACTGTGAATTTTGAAGGCTTTGATGGTATGACTTGGGTAATGTCGGGACGAGGCAATAATTCAGGAACAGGAACGTCAGGTGAAGTAATTGTAAGTTATGGAGAAAATGATGTAATTGGAAAAATTACCAATACCATTACACAAGGTTATGGGTGTGATGCTATTGGAAATGGTTTTCCAACTGAAGGAGCGTCACAATGGGATAGTTCCACTGGAAAATGGACTTGTAAAACAAAAGGGAAATATTTGATACAAAGCAATTTATATGTGAATGAAAAAGAGAGTGATACTATATTAGGTCCAAGCAATCCATCTATGAATACCATATTGTTACGACATCGCACAACAAGCCCTATTGTAGTTACAAATTACACCATTTCAGGTTTAAGAAATATAGTAGGAACTGATTATGAAAATCAGCAAATGAGTAATACTCAAATACTTCATTTAGATGTAGATGATGAAATACTACAAATACCAGACATACAAGTAGCATCTGGTGTTACAGAATACCCGAAGATAAAGTTGAAATTAGAACCGACCAATTCTACTGTTGCCCTTTCAAGAATGATTATCACAAGAATTATTGGGTAGAAAGTATCTCTTTATATATATATGAGTGCTTACGAACAACAATTAGTAAAAACGCCTATATTTAATCCACAGTTAGCAGGTAAAAAAGCAGATACTGAAAGTGAAGTAAATGAAGACGAATTGTATGCCTCTAAAAGTGAAATCAATACTCATAGAACGAGTAATATAGAAACCAATACTTTACAAGTAGCAGGAAATGTTACCAACATTGGAGCTACACATTCTTTTACCAATTTTCATAGTATTATCTGGCGGATGAGTGGAAAACCGACTGGAAGTAATGTTACAGGAGATGACGTAGAAGTGTTTTATTCTGTTAATCCTTCTAATAACATTTTGGAAAATGTAATTGGTAAGATAACCCCAAATACAATAACAGATAAAGGATATGCTTGTGCTATAGAGGGAACAGGGTTATCTAATGAAGATGCTACGCAATATTCCACTTCTACAGGAGCTTGGACGTGCCGAAATAAAGGTTTATATATGGTTCTTTCCAATCTTTACTACAGCAAAAGGACAAGTGCTATCTTGCCTATTATACAATTAAAATGCGTAAAAGCAAATGGAACATCGTTTAAATATTACATTAGAGGTGCTTATCGTTGGAAAGGTAACACTGATAGTCACCGACAACAATACAGTAATATACAGTATTTACATCTTGACGTAGGGGATTATTTACAACAAATTGTCGCATCGTATGACCCAGATAATGCTGATTACGAACAAGGTTTATATATTAGATTTCAAGGTGATACAGGGACTCAATCAAGAAGTGAATTTGTAATAACACGCATTGTAGGTTAATTATTTCGTCATACAATATATATATGGAAGATATTGAATGCTTGTTGGAAAACATCAGGCAAAACTGTGTGTTGTTATCCAAAGAACATAGAAAACGGTATCTGAAACTGAAACAAACATTGAAATACTACCGTATTCCGATTATTGTATTAAGTGGTATTAACAGCTTGCTTTCCGTATCTTTGGAAAAATATTTAGAGCAAGGTTTGGTAAGTATAGTTACAGCAGTTGTTTCATTATCTACTGGATTGATTGGTTCAGTGGAATTGTTTTTAGCCATATCCCAAAATATGGAAATTGAATTGGTAACCAGTAAGGATTATCATTTATTAGGTATCCAAATTTTTAAAATGCTTTCTTTAAAAGAAGCCAATCGCAATATAGACTTAAAAGCATTTTTAGATGAAAAATTTCAAGTGTATCAGAAATTGATAGAAAATTCCAATGTGATTGAAAAGAAGATATTGGATAAATTAGCACCCATACCATCGTTTCATTGCGAATTAGCACCACTAACCCCGACTTCTTCAAAAGCTACTCAGTTAGATACGTCCAGCATATCCTCTACCGAAATGAATGTATAAATATAATAATTAATATCTTACTATATTTATATAAGAAATGCTAACCAACTTTCAAATAGAAGATTTAGCGGAGAAAATGGATATACCATTAGAAGCGGTATGTTTCAAATCCACTCTGAAAACAATGAAGTTGAAATACAATCGTTCTTACATTATCAACTTGGAAAATGAAATATCCGAAGATGGAGATAGAAATGACGGCACTCATTGGACTTGTTTTCAAGTAAATAAGTATCCTAATGGTAAAATCAAAGGCTGTTATGTAGATTCGTATGGCGTTGAACCTCCAGTAGAAGTAATGGATTTTGTTGGTGGAGAAATCCCCTGTAATACCAAAGACGTCCAATCACTCCAGCAGAATTTCTGCGGATGGTTTTGTTTAGCTTATTTACACTACATCAATGCTTTTGACAAACGTTCTGGAGATATATATGATGATACGGAAACCTTTTTAGGTTTGTTTGAAGATTTGAATAAATCCTGTAATTTCAAAGCAAATGAGTATCTTCTAAAACATTTCTTTCAAGCCAGTGACCCTTCATTGCGAAAACCTATTATTGAAAAAGGTGAAGCAGACCCGAAAACAATTGTAACAGACAAATCTTAAGACAAAAAACTTACTTTTCCGTATAATTAAGAAGATTGGCATTTTTTGACTAACCCTTCACAAATTTCATCATTTTCGTTCCGCACACCGAACATACACCTTGTAAAGCTTTTCTATCATTTTTAGTAGTAATTACTTTACCACCTTTCATTTTTGTTTTTTTACGGCATTTGACACAATAAGCAGTATCCATTATATATAATGTGGAGATATTATATATAATGAGTAGCACCAAGTTAAGAAGTTTAAACGCTTATTCGGATTGGGAAACCCGAGAAGGTATTGTAAATGTGACAAACTACGTATTAAGTATTCAAAATAACAAAGAACCGGAATATCCTGCTAAATTTACTACTAAAGAAAAAAGGAATTACGATAAAAAGTTTGGTAGTGACTATTTCGTAGAAAC